TTTGATTGTACTTTTTTCGTAGTTCGTCTAAGTTTACCATGTTAATATTGTTATAAAAAAATAAAGGGAACTGTTTAGGTTCCCTTTATTATAGTTCGTTTTTACGAAGATTTAATTAGTTTTTACTCACTAAAATCGTGTCGGTCTATTGAATAGTGAGTTAAGGGGTAAATTGACCCCTCTGCATCTGTTATACCTTTTAATTTGAAGTCCCACAAGTTTGCGTCATGCAACCTTTGACCACATTCATTTATAAGATTTCTAGCGTCGGACAACTGGTCTTGGGATGTGGAGTACCCTCCCACGCGCGGTAAGATGGCCTCGTAGAACTGGACACCCTTACATTCCATGAGCCATCCCCACGGGCTGGTATCGAATCCCCATCCTAACCATTTCTGGAATCGGCTCATGAATTCCGTTTGGGCGGTAGGACCCCAATACTCCATTGCTTGAAAACTAAATCCTTGCCAACAAGCTTCATCATAAAGTACATCATTGGCCCTCAAGAGTCTCCTAGCGTAGAAGTTTTGTCTGGTGGCTATATTACCAGCAGGTCCTAGGCATCCTGCGCTAACAGCGCCATAAGAACGACCTCTGTAATCTCCTGAGAAGGCAAGTAGCGTGAATTTTTGAGGCTGTTGCCAAGGTCCTTGATGTACATTGGTAGAACTTGTAGCGTGACAGCGGCCTTGCACATCAACGACGACAAATGTCTGAGATATGTTGTTGTTTTTACCTAAGGCAGAAGTATTAACCCCACTCAAGGAGCAGTCTCTGTGCGGGAGAGCATCCCTAGCTGCTGTAGGCACTCGAGTGTAAAAAATACTCATCTCCTGGCGTTCAATGTACCAGGGGCCTGAGGAGTCAACCCCGCTCGGTATTGTACCAGATACGCCTGATACCGGCGAAATGCCGCTGATAAAGTAGCCAGAGTTTCCTCCACCTGTGATGTTGGTGGGAGCGTCGGTTGTGGGAATTGCGGGTTGGACCATTATTTAGATATATTTTTTTTGAAACCTAAACTTTTCTTATAGGAAAAGCTTTCCGAAAATGCTACCAGCAAACCCTGCTAATAACCACTTCCAGTTACTGAGAATTGATTTATTTAATTGTGATATTATGTTTTTCCACATATCACTATTATATAGTGGTTATCCAAGGTCAGATACTAGTTTTATCTCTGCTCTTTTATTTGCGGACATCTGTACTAACATATCTTTTTGGTGGTCAAGAGAAGTGACTATGTTCTTAGCCAAGTTGTACTTGTGCTGAGATTCTAGAACCTGTGATTTAAGGTCCTTGATTGAATCCAAAGTTAGAACATGTGCACTTAGAGCTGCCTCTGTAACTTTCTTATCTTGGGAGAGTAAAAATTCCCTGCGAGACTCCTTAACTTCCGCCTCGGCATACTCAAAAGTAATTTCAGCAGAATTATAAACTTTCTTCGCATACGCTAATACAGCCCCAAAAAACGCATACAAGGCAGTGTGGTTTTGTAAGGCCTCATCCATGTTATCTTCAGTTATCTCCAAATACTCCTTGGATATTGTAAGATACTTATTTTCTAGACTGTTGTAAGTTTCAATTGCGCTATTCATTGGTAAGTAAGTACTCGAATAATTCGGTGTTTAGGGTTGCTAATAACTGTATCATGTTGGAGGTTACAGTAGTTAGGTATTCGTTGCCTACAGTAGGCATCTCATCGTCGTCTCCCAACCCAAAAAGCTCCCACCCTACATGGCAAATCTCATGAAGGAGAGTTCCTTTGTAGTCCTCCTCACTTTGATTTGGGTCTACGGTTATAAGAGCTTTTGGAAACTCAACACAGCCATATAAACTGTCCTTGGAGAGAGACTTTTGTTCAATCGTAAAGGTTTTGATGCCTGTATGAACCTCCATCGGGTGAACTGGTTTTTTTATCTTGCTCATGACGTTTTTTGGTTTATCGTAAGTTTGGAATAGTCTATATTAGACGGTATTACGTATCTAGACCTTCCATTGCGAGATTTGATAACGTATACGCGAGCTTCCCCCTTGTCAAACTCCAATTCGTTCTGGTTAACGGAAAATACAAGGTCACATACTCTGGTTTTTCCGTAAGAATCTGCTAACTCTGTGTCTGTGATAAGGCTAACCCTCTTACCTTCCCGATTAGTTTGAGTTGCGGTCCAAACTAAGCACTGATTTTCGATAGCAAGACCCCTCAACTCCTGTGCCAGCCTCTCTTGGGCTTGGTATTCTGGCATGGAGGCATCGGTTGATAACAACTCAAGATAGTCTACAATAAGCACATCCGGAGTAAAATCTTCTACATTGCGGAGTTGCACAAGAAAAGAGCGGAGGGTGTTAACGTTGGCTCTTTTAGTTGGAAATTCCTTTATTCTTAAGGAACCCATGTTTGGTTTAGCTTGTTTGATTTTGTCGAAACGGTCTATAATAACATCCCTCCGATGTTTCAGTTCCGATTGCTTCACATGTGTGAATATACTGTCCATCCGTTGGGCAACTCTATCTTCGGACATTTCTAAAGAAACATACAATACGTCATACCCATCAACAACAGAGCGAGCAGCCTGATTAGCGAGATACAATGATTTTCCAACGCCTGGAGGGGCTACTACCATAGCAAGCTCCTTTGGTGCCATACCACCCTCTAGAGACTCGTTCATAGAATCAAAAATGGTTCTAAATTTGTGGTCTTTCTCCTCATCGTCTCTAGAAAACCTGTCATCGAAGGAATTGAAATAATTAACTCCAAGATCTAAGTTTCTAGTAACTGTAAGAGCCCCTCTAACGAGTTCTTCAATATCCTCATATTTCTTCTGCTCTATCAATCCCACGGAAGAGATTATTGCATCTTTTATTGATTGTTCTCTGGCAAAATTCTCAACCAAGTCCAGAAGGTAATCCTCATTGTCCAAAGATTTCTCATCTAAGTTATTAATTTGATTCAACTCCTCTTTGAAATCAGAAAGTAGTTCACTAGAAGACTTTAAAGATTTAACCTCCTCCAAGATGAAATCATCGGTAGGTAGTTTTCTGTATTTTTGGTAGTAGTCTACAATTACCTGAAAAAATTTCTGGTGAGAGGGGTACTCAAAATACTCCGGTTTCACCATAGGCATGGCTTGTACCAAAAAGTTGGAATCTGACTTAGCTAGGTAAATGATTCCTCGTTGTATGCTGTCTGCTAGTTCGTATGCCATGTCATCTTATTAAAGATGAAAATTGTATAAACTGAACCAATAGATGCAAGACTATCCTATTTTTGACCGGAATTTCCGGAACCTCTCACAGCATGGTCTTTTTCGGACCCAGATAACTTAGAAACAGCATCCTTAACAAGGGCGGTAGCGACCTCACTTCTCTTCTTCGTTTCTTCTGGACTGCACTTTTTGACAACACCGTCTTTTTCAAGTTGCTTGTGGTCAATCTTCATTTGAGAATAGGGAGAGGCTCCCGTCTTCCCTTCAATAGCCTTTCGAGTATTTCTAACTTCTTCGTCGTGCCATTTATGAGCTTTGTGTCTGTTTTCCTTCTCTACTAGAGAAGAGTTATAGTGGTAAGTGGGGGTTCCCCCCTGCACCTTAAAGTCGGCAATGGGACCTCCCATGTACCTAGTAGCTCTCTTCCCACAACCAGAACATTTAGTCCATTTTTTCATGTTAGCCATAGAGGTGCTAATCTCCTTTACTTCTTCACACTTGGTACACTTATACTGATAAATAGGCATTATATTTCACACACTCCCGACTTACAAGTATCTACTGATTCCACTTGTTGCTCTAATTCTCCAGATTTGATCAGAGGGTCCAAATCAACATCAGAAACACTCAAAGCTTCTAGAGGTTCGTTCCCGCGTGAACCAGCGCGATAAAAGGTCAAACCTTTCATATCATTAGCATACATCAAAACATCCTCATAGAGGTTCGAGGGGGAAAAGTCGTTTGGGAGGTTACATGTCTTTGATACTGCTGAGTCGATATACGTCTGAACCACCGCTTGGACTTTAATGTGTTCTTCTGGAGTGACTTCATAAGCCCCAACACAGTGACTAACATCTCGCCCACGCAAATATAACTGCTTAAACAAAGGGTCAACAACCGTAGCCTCATTCCAAACACCGTCAGTGCCGGTACGCCAACGACGTTTATAAACAGGTGCGAATATAGGTTCGATTCCAGTGGAAACTCCCAACACCATGCTGATAGTTCCTGTAGGTGCAACCGTGAGTAAGACGGCATTCCGCAAACCATTTTTCTTAATGTCAGAGCGTATTCTTGAGGGAAGTGTCTTAAAAAACTTTTCATTTTTTAAATTGCTCCAGTCATATGCTGGAAAACTTCCCTTTTCTCTGGCTAGGTACATGGAAGTTTTGTACGACTCATTTCTTATTGTTGTAAATAGTCGCTCCAAGAATTCGAGGCATGATTCCGACCCATATTTGAATCCTGCTTTGATGAGGAAGTAATGAAGTCCTGTGATCCCCAGTCCAATTCTCCGGGATCTGGCTCCCGCTTCGTCGCACTCCGGAATGGGGAAATAGTTCGCAGTGAGGACATTGTCCAAGAACCTAACCCCCGTACGGATCGTACGAGCCAACCTACGCCAGTCAATAATACCGTCAATATCAACCATATTAGCAAGATTGACATGCCCAAGGCAACAATTGCCGTATGCAGGAAGAACTTCCTCACCACACGGATTGGTAGAAGGCATGTGCTCAAAATAAGATACGTTAGTGTATTCGTTAGCAAAATCTATGTTAAAAATACCAGGCTCGCCGGACTCAATGGCGTTGTCAATAATACGATTCCATAATTCCCTGGCTCGAATTTCCTTCTTTTTAGGGGATTTAAACGAATCAGCATAGTGTTTAAGCTTATGTAGGGAAGCTCGACCTATAGCGTCTTCTTCGTCCTTTGCCACTACTTCAACTAAATCAACACCTTCTTCAGAAACTCGCTCAACTTCATAAACAAAATACTTATTCTGTCTTCCTTCGAACGTGAAATACCACTCATCATCCTTTTCTACCGCCTCTAAGAAAGGCTTAGTAATTGCAACAGAGATATTAAAGTTGGTAAGTTCTTTTCTGTCAAGCTTAACGTGTAGAAACTCTAAAAAATCAGGGTGGGTAACACTTAGTATAGCCATTAGCGCCGTTCGACGGTTCTTACCCGCTCTAACATGGTTACCAATCTCGTTCACCATTCGCATTACAGAAAGTGCCCCCGGCGCAGAGTGTCTGATATTTTGGATGTCATCCCCCAAAGGGCGTATCTTCGAGAAATTGAAACCAATTCCCCCTCCACCACAAGAAATCTTGTACATATCGGAAATAGTCTTTCCTATACTCTCTACGGAGTCCTCAGGATCCAACACATAACAATTCAGCAAATTCTGCTTACTTCTGCCCGCCCCGAAAAGAATCCTACCACCTGGACAGAAATCGCCAGAATTAATAGCTTCATAAAATTTCTGCTCTACCTTTTCACGTTGCTCCGGAAATTCTGGGTCGGCGACAGCTCTAGCAACTCTCTTAGCGCACTCTTTCCAGGATGTCTCACCTGGATAAGCGTACTTCTCCATAAAAATAGAGTTAGCTAAAGAATCTTCGGGTATTTCGTACCCCATTTCTACTCCTCCATTATTCCAATAACAGAATCTTCTGCGAGAATGAGATAGCGATCATCGTCTAATTCGATTTCGCGTCCACTAAACTCCTCAAAAAGAATTCGCTGGCCCTCTTTTAACTTTCCGCTAGTCTCGTCCCCAACAGCCTCAATTACCCCCTCACAAGTGGGAGTGTCCTGAACTGAATCTGGTACAATAATTCCATGCTTGGCTTCTATGCGCTCCACATGCCTTTTCACTAAAATCCTGTTATGGTATGGTATAATTTTCATTTTATTTACAAATTGTTAGGTTGTTCTCTTTGTGAACAAAGAGACGTTCTGCATCGTCCTCTATTAAAGAATTCAAGTACGAATTATGAGTGATCAAAAATAATTTTTTATTGGTTGATATGTCTGATATTAAATCATACAAACCACGAACTCCCTCTCGGTCCAGAGAATCTCCTACTTCATCGAAAAATATCACATTAGACTCATCCTTTCCTGATAGTAGGAGAAGATCGTTGAGAGCCATCATTACCGAAATAGAAAACTTCTTCTTTTCTCCGCCTGATAAAGACTCAAAATGAACAATACCTCCTCCTGATCTTATCTCTTCCATCAAGCTGTCATCAAACTCAATCGAAAAAGAGCTATTGGAGAGTGTACTTAGGTAGTGATTTGCCCTATCATTGAAATACTCTAAAATATTTCTAATTATGTACTTTACGAGTCCCTGCTCGGAAAAAGCTGATTCCCAGAATTTCATAATGTCATACTTCTTTTGGGCTTCTTCCATTTGTTTGGAATATTTTCTCGAGAGAGTTTGTTGTTCACGGATAGATTTTTTTATCAACTCGATCTTAATGTCAAGAGACTTTAGAAGATCCACCAATTCGTAATCCATGGAAGAAATTGGAATAAATACCTCATCGAAAGTGTCTATGCTTTTCTTCAGCTTCTTACGAAGTGCGGTCCTTTCCAAATACAATTCTTCTAACTGTACCTTGTGCTCCCCCAGCTTGTTCAAAATAATATCAGGCTGTTTACCACAATGCTCACATACAGAGTTTGTACTAAAAAGAGATATATTCTTTTTATTTCTGTTTATGCCTGCTGAGACCGTGGTGAGTTTATTTTCTAAATCTCTCATCTCCAGCTCTCTGTTAGACTTTTCAGCTTCTAATTCTTGTATTTCAGACAGTGAGTACTTGGAAATGAAATCATGCTTTTCTTTAGTGAGTAACTCTTTAGAGCTTTTCTTCTCTTCTCGACAATCTCGCAAGCGTTTCTTCAACTTATTTGTTTTTTGGAGAGATTCACTTTGCAAGGTAGCGGCTATCTTCTTCTCGGAGTTAAATTTAGACTTGAGAGATCTAATTTTAGACCTGTGTTTGAAAAGGTCTGTAACATTCAAAAAATTCTGTATGATAGACCTTTTCTCTTCGGCAGTGCATGATAAAAAATTCATATCATTCTGCTGTCCAAAAACAATGGATGCCAAGAAGACATTGTAATTTATATTTAGAATACCTTCTAAGTATGCTTGTGTCTGAGAAACTCCTTCCTTGGTTACACTTTTTCCATCAACCTCGACAATAAGGGAAGGTGGTTTTTTGGTTCTAGTTATGGTGGTGTTATCGTTAACGTGCAAGACAACTTTACATTTTCCTTTTGTAAATACGTTTACCAAACTTTTCTCAGAAGTTTTTCTAATCGTCTTACCAAACAATGCAAAAACTATCGCTTCTATAAGAGAGCTTTTACCTGCACCATTAGATGAATGTGGCTTTGTATCCTTGTTCTTTCCTATAACATGAACTAATCCTTCATGTTTTTCAAAATCTAATTCTGTCTTTTCTATAGAAAGAAAATTTTCTATCTCTACTTTGTTAATTTTCATTTCTTATTCTTTTGAGAGCACTCATCAAATCTTCTTTAGAGAATACTGAATTTCTTGAGTCTATGTATTCTTCTATGACTCCATCATCCAATGTAAATAGTTTCCTATCTGGGGTGTAGTCAGATGCAAACTTCGGTAACAAGTCTTCAAATGAAAATTCCAAATAATCTACTTTGTATTGATCCAGAACCTTATCATAGATTTGACGGTGGACATACTCGTCCAGTTTATCCAATTTTATTCTTAGTATTGTAAAAAATTCCGGAATTATTAAATCTTTTCCTTTTGAAGGGAGATCATCTATACTGCATACGACATGTCTTATTCCAAAATTAACAACCTTCCGTATAGGTCTAACCTCCTGTCCTCTAATTAAAAGTTCTGTATAGTACTTTTTTTCATTAGCTTCTCCGAAGGAGTTAGAATATTGAGTGCCTATGACAGAGATGTTATCATATTTTTTAGACTTGTGAATATGCCCCAAAAAACTGTACTTGTTTTTAGGGAAATGCCATCTCTTAAGCCGGGATTCATATGCATATGAGTTGTTCGACACACAACCATCAAACCCAAAATGTCCTATAAGATGGTTTTTAGCTTTCTTTACTTCTTTGATTATTTTAGCTTCGTCTTCATAATGAGGAACGAAGTCAAAGAATACACCTCCTATAGAGACGGTTTCACTTTCAGTTATTATTTTAGCTTTGTCGGAAAAAAGAGAAAGGGTTGTTTCCGATGAACCGTCTTTATGTATAGTATCATGATTTCCTCGGAGGACAATAATATTTTTACATTGAACAGAATCAAGAAACTTACGAAACGCAAGTAATTCATCCCCTCCCGGATTCCTCTTGTGGAAAACATCTCCTCCTATAACAAGCGTATCTGGGGGTTTTTTATTTACGATCCTAGTCAGAGTCCTTACTTGTGTCTCTAAAAATCCCGGAATATAATCACTCCTAAAATGAGTATCGCTGATTAAGAGTGCCCTATGAGTTTTCGACATAATTTATAATATCATCGTAGTTAGACACGCTACCATTAGAAGTAAAATTAACTTCTGTGGCGTCTCCGAAAGACTTTCCTACTTCTATATCAACTTCAAAAGGGACTAAAAATTTTAAATTATAGTACGCTTCTAAATCATCCGTACGTGTAAGTTCGTACTTTAACATTTCTACCACTTCCTTGATTATATCTTTGCTGCATTGAACTTCAACACTATCATGAACGGTAGCTAATATCTGAGCATCTAAATCCTCTTCGAGAAATCTGTGATTGAGTCTCTTTAACGCGTGTAACATCATATCGGATGCAGAACTTTGAATCACAAAATTCATACCTTGACGTAATGCCCTAAACTTGTACTTAGATACTGGACTATCGACGTTGGGGAGATTCCTCCGTCGTCCGAAAAGACTAACTGCACATTTGTTTTCGATGATATATTTGTGGACAAACTTTATCCATTCAAACACCTTAGGAAAAGATTCTTGGTAAGCTGCAAAAATATTCTTAGCGTACCCAACACTCTTTCCAATTTGCTGAGCCAGTTTAGAAGGTCCTCCCCCGTAAACAATTAAAAAGGAAACACTTTTTGCGATCTGCCTTTCTTCTTTAGTTATTTTATCCACAGGTTTATCATAGATTAAAGATGCTGTATACTTGTGGAGGTCTTGCCCTGTTTTGAAAGCGTGTAAAAGACCTTGGTCTCGGCAACACTGCGCAAGAACTCTTAACTCAGCTGTGGAAAAGTCGGCAGTAATAAAAACTTTATCATTGTCAGACACCATCAACTTCCGAATATTAACATCGTCATCACTAGGCCTTGGAAGGGTGTGGAAAGAAACTCCCTTTCTCATACCTCCTCCTGCACTGTAGAGGGAACAGCTAAGTCTTCCTGTGACAGTTGACGCAAAATTATAATTAGAATAAATTCTACCGTCTTCGTTCCATTCTATAGCAGCCTCAACTCCTTTCACATAGGTGTTATACTGCTTAGTCTTTGACTTATACTCTAGAAGCAAATCTATAAACTTTATAACATCCTTATTTTTACTCTTCCGTTTTAAAGTTTGGAGATGCTCTTCAGTAATGGCAGGTTTTTTCGTTTTGGCGGAAAACTCTAGAGGAGTTATATCAAATCCATCAGAAGAAAAGAGGACCTTACCAAGATGCACTGTAGAATTAGGATTGATACCTGAGACAGGTGAAATATCTCCCAATGAAGTGCGTAGCTCGCCTAGCTGAACAGCTAAAATTTCCTCCAAGACAACCAAATATTCTTTGTCTATAGAAATCCCTCTATTTTCAACAGAACCAAGTATTACAGCAATGTCCTTGAGCAGCTTGTAGTATACGTGATCAAGGTTAAGCCTTTTTACGTCCTTAGACAGAATTTCCCAACTTCTTAAAGTAAAATCACAATCCATGGCGTTTCCAAAAGCCATGTCAGACAGGGGCATATTTCCCCAGTCATGCGTTTCTGCATTGGTTACGGTTAGCATTAAAACTTCTCCAATTCTTTAGGAAAGTATTGCTTTACAAGGTCCATTAATCCATGGGGCAAATTCTCGTCAACTAAGGAATGCATTATCTGTGTGTCCTCCATGTTATTAAACTCTTCAACGCCCCACGAACGCAAAAATTTATAATCAAATTTTAAATTATGAGCAATCTTAACTACCTTCTCATTTTTCATAAGGGACTTAACACGCTCTCGAATGTGTGAAAGTTCCGAAGGAGAAAACTCACATTCTGCGTGATTAATTGGAAACACAAAAGCGTGTTTCTCTTTGTACGAAATACCAATGGTCATTATCTTGTGTTTTTTAAAATCGAGACCATTAGTTTCCAAGTCAAAGGATACAGCGGTACTTTTGTCTGCCTCGTCCATTAAGGAATCAAATTTGAGAATATCTCCGTTTATTAGTTCATACGGAGATCCATCGAACTTATTTTCTTTTAATATGAATTTGTTATAAGCGTTATCGACATCCTGAACAAACAGAGAACGGAACTTGGGTTCTACGTACAGAGAAAATGGGTGTAGAGTAGGCACCACTGGAACTAGTTTCCCAGACTCCAACTCAATGGCAAATTCTTTACCTCTCTTGGAAGATATTCCAGATTTCTTTGTGACTGCTTTCAAAGCCAGATTACCTAAAGGGATTATCAAATCAGGTTGAATCCCCTCCAAGTCCTCTGCTAAGTATTCTCGGTGAGCCGAGAGAATTGCTGTAGTAATATCATCCTCTCTAGCATTAAAGCTCTTCAATGCAGCGACAAACTGATAACAATCTATAGGAAGTTTGGTCTTCTTCAACAACGTAGATAATATATCAAATTCTTTATCTGAGAATTCGTATACACGTCCTCTTTTTTGGGTATAGGAGTCGTGTACGAACACAATTTTCTCCTCTCCAACCTCGGAACGAAAAACAGCCGCCGAATCATCTTCTTTTTTAAAAGAATCGAAAAGATTTTCTAACTCTTGCATCTATAATAAAATATGGCTAAACCTAAAAAAAAGCATCATTACCTCAATAATAAAGATTTTGAGGATACGATAAAAAATTATCTGGAAAACCCAGAAGAAAATGAGGACGAACTCGTCGCCAAGTTAGACCTCTTGATTACAAACATACTGCACACTTTTAAATTTAAAATAGATCCAGATGATGCAAAGCAGGAATGTTTCATGTTGGCATTTAGAGTTCTAAAAAATTTCAATCCGGAAAATGGGTCAGCTTTCAACTATTTCACCACAGTGTTTGTTAACAACCTAAAGCTGATGTATACCAAAAATAAGAAATATTTTGAAAAAATTCAAAAATATCAGGACCTTAAGACCCCTGACGAATTTCGGAATCCACGGTAAAGTGGGAAAAAATACGGGGAAAATAATCAACCATGTGAACTCTCCCTCTTTCAACCTTTACTAAGGTCGGAGCTTTTGTAACTCTAAACGCTGTAAAAGCGTGGGGGAGATCCCAGCTGTTTATGAGAAACAACTTCTCTCCCCCTTCTTTTCTTTTCCACTCATCCACTAAACTCATCACTTTACTACTTTCCTTACACCACAAACTATAGTAAAGTAAATGGAAATCCTGCTTTCTCTTATTTTTAATAAGATTGTTCAGCTGAGTTTCCTTGTCTAGCTTCTGTACAAGCCTTTCAGTCATTGGTAGTCTCAGACGTACCAGAAAAACTAAGGGAAGATGCTTCAAGGTCACTCTGTTCTAGAATACCTTGTTTTTCTTCCTCTGTCATACTGTTGATTCTATCAGTGAGTTGGGTCATAAAAGACTCAATCCCTCTGAAGAATAGAACTTTTGCAAATTCATTATCAGCAACATCTGGTGGTTTGATGGCATCACGTAGGGCATCCCACTGATCCGTCTCGGCTTTGTTCATTTTAATATACAGTTTCAATCGTCTATCACTCCTTTTAAGTTTAAATTTCCAGTTAATTTTTGAGGGGTCTAAAGTAAATAATGGAACGCGAATCTTTTCCATGCCCTATTAAAGCCGATGAAGAAGAAAATGGACCCAAATAAATTATTAAAATTAGAGAACGAATTTTACAAGAAACCACGCATAAACAGCAGAGCGAAAGGAAACAACTTTGAACGTGCTCTAGCTAAAAAACTAAACACACGTTTCAACACTAAAGAATTTTGTAGGACTCCGGGTTCGGGAGCTTTTGGAACCACACACACGCTCCCTGAGCACTTGAAGGTTCACGGGGATCTAATCACCCCAGAAACATTTAAGTTCGTCATAGAGGCTAAGAAAGGCTATGACGTCAAGCTAGAAGATGTGTGGAAAGAAAAGAGTGATTTGTACTCTTTCATAGAGCAAGCAAAAAGAGACGCTCAAACATCAAAAAGGGACTGGCTCTTGATATACAAGAAAGACCGACAAAAAGAGATTGTAATTACCGCTAATCCATATCCTACAAAAGAACAGCTCAGGATACAAGAAGAATATTACGTTTACCTGTTAGAGGACTTCTTAAGCCTTCCCAACGAACATTTCTTCGAAAATTTCAACGATGGTTTCTCGTATTAGAGATCTCATCTCAGATCTTTGAGACTCTCCTAACCCCCCCCTCTTTCCTTTGTACCTTCTTTGCATCTCGGAGGGAGCTATTTTTACTTCCATGATTGCACCTTTTCTGTCATCGGACTTTCCACGGTAACGGATCTCAATAGCAGCTCCTTTTCCGGAAGCCTTTCCACCTCTATAAAACTTGAAACCGGTGGAATCAGAAACAACTTCGATGCCATCGGGATTTGTTTTCGCGTCATAAACCCCAGTCCCAGTTAATATTTCCTCTGCAAGATCATCAACAATAACGCTTTGTGGAATAGATAACATTTCGTTTCGGGCTCCCACTCTGAGACTTACGATTTTCTCTGAAGTGGAAGCGGCACCCTGCACCAAAGCCATTGCTGCTGCTGCCTGTACCTGCTCTTTACTTGCTTGAGAAGTACCGTCTAGCATGTTCATAGTATGCCAAGTCTGGGCGAACAGCCCACCTTTCTTCTTCTGCTCCTTGGGGTCATTAGGGTTTTTTTGGAATTTCTCCAACTGAGTTATAACATCACTCATTTGAGAGTTGAGAGGGTAAACACATTTATCTCTGGATGTTTTTAGATGTCCAATAAGAGAATCTAGAGAGTTTTCGTTTCTCAGCCATTCATCGGGATCAGATCCTGCGGGTCTTACAGGCGAATTCAATGCTTTGTTAACTCTATCGGCGTTCATCT